CAAGAGTATCTTGGCTTTAAGTTTACAATGACTCGTTCAAGTACTGATGTTACCAAGGGGCCACTGTTTACCGGATACCAGTTGAAGTCACTACCTGCGGTACCACGTCAGCGCCTGATTCAGTATCCAGTATTTTGCTATGACCACGAGAGCGACAAGTTTGGTAATGAGATTGGCTACGAAGGATCTGCATACGAACGTATGTCACAACTAGAAACCATTGAAAATGTGGGAGATACTATCCGCGTTCAGGATTTAAGAACCGGCGAGTCCTACCTTGGTATCATCGAAGAGATGGATTTTATGAATAGAACCCCAGAGGATAAAAGGTTCACCGGATTTGGTGGGACCTTACTCGTAACAATTAGGACGGTCTAATGGAACTAAAAGATTATGCAACAATAGCAGTTGCAGTACTGACAATCTTTGGTGGCTTCGTTGGCGCTGTCAAATGGATGGTCAAGCACTACCTTAACGAACTTAAACCCAATGGTGGCAGCTCGATAAAAGATTCTATGAATCGTATGGAACAACGTATTGACGACCTGTATAAACTGATAGCGGAGAAACAATGATTGCCTTAGCAAAACGTGCTACACCTGCAGCCATTGCAGTACTTAGACAATCTAAGGCATTATGTCCAAAGCGTAATACGGCTAGTGATGGGCTACTTCCATCTGCTGCCCACGTAAATCAGAACCCAAACTCTGACCACAACTCAGGCTTTGCAGTAGACCTTACCCACGATCCGGTCAATGGGATTGACTGCGCTGAATTGTATAAAAAGTTACAGGCTGATGACCGCGTTAAGTATCTAATTTTTAAGGGCCATATCTGGTCTAAGGATAAAGGTAACAAGAAGTACACCGGCTCCAACCAGCACAACAAGCATCTCCATATCTCTATCAAAGAGGGATGTGGTGATGACACCTCACCCTGGTTCGCCTGGTTAGGCACACCCAAGGTAATCAATAAGGTAAAGGCTAATCTACCTAAGCCCTTACCTAAGAAAAAGGAGAGCAAATGAATACAACTAAGTTACTTGCAATCGCAACAACTTATGCTCGTGCAGCAGTACCAGCAGTAGTGGCGCTATACGCAGCAGGAATCACAGATCCAAAGACATTAGCCTATGCTTTTATCACAGCTTTTATTGCCCCAATCTGGAAATCACTAGACCCAAAGGCAACAGAGTTTGGTCGTGGTGCTAAGTAATTAGCCCATAAGCGCGAGGCAACCGCCCTCTGCTCAGGAGAAATCCTGGGTGGAGGGCTCCTTTTTTTATGCCCTTTTAAGGCAGGAAAGATGGCGAGTTGAGACACTTTCAGCACTGGGTAGGGATAATGTATGGGTCGAGGGTACTTATCGCCTCAACTCAAGGTTGATTTACTTCTGTTTACTTTTCTTATTTCTAAAATATGCCAGAGTTAGAGTCACCGCTTAGGTGAGTCTTGAGACGATGGCAGTTAGCACATAGGGTCTGTAGGTTGGACGGGTCGTTGTTCCACCTGTCACCGTCTATGTGGTCCACGTCGAGCTGGCTGGTATGGATTGGTCTGAAGTCGCAGCGCTGGCAGTAGTCCTTCTTGTGGACTGCGTATGGGTACTGCAACTTGTCCTGGCTCTTCTTGTAGACTGCCTTGCACTTGTATCGTGCGCTTAGGTTCTTGCGTTTTCTATCTCTAAGTTTAATTTTAGTAGGGCCACAGACTGAACAGATACCAGTCCTAGCCTGCTCGTCAATCGTCGAAAGACTGTGCTTCATCACGATCTGGAGGGCAGGGTAACTTTACTAAGTTGCCACAATTTACGCAGCTTCCGTCTAAGAAGTACCAAGTTAGGTCGAAGTCATCAAAGGCCACCATAGCGTTGAATACCTGGGAGCCACACGGACACACGTGGATGGGTCCTAAGCCCCGCAAATCGGTTCCTGTGACCTGTGAAAGCCTTCTCATAGGGTTTCTATGGAACATTCTTGGCAGGGTTGGTAGACGGAGCTGGAGGGTTAGTACTGTACCGCCTGTCTGCTGCGCCCTCAAAGGGCGCTCTGTCTGCTTAACTCGCCTCACGGCTCGTAGTATACACATACCCACCTTAGTAATGTGTCTTACGACACGCCGTGATATTATGACGAGTATGGAAGAACTCATTGAGAAGTTACGTGAAGCAAGTTACTACATACCTGGTAAATGGTTTCAAGATAAACATCAACTTGATGCTTATGTACAAGGTCTTAAGTCAGGTAGAGAGCAAGCCTTACGTATTCTCGGAGGTGGAACATCACAACCTTAGTAGGGATTCAGGGTAAAGATTTCGTGGTCTTTGCAGCAGATAGTCAGATAACCGATGGTGACCAACGAGTTATATCGGTAGAAACTCCCAAGATAATCTCGGTAGGTAAGTTCTTATTAGGTATTACGGGCGACTCACGACCAGGTGATATCCTCGCCTATGCGTGGAAGCCACCCTTGTATCGTGGTGAAGACCCAACCGTTTTTATGGGTAGCAAGGTGATACCGAGTATCTCGGCATCCTTTAAGGAGGGTAACTACGAGATTGATAACAAGGATATGAATTTCAGCTTCTTGATATCTTTCGATGCTCATATCTTTTCTATCGGCGGGGATCTATCCTTTAATGGCAGTGAGCGTGGGCTATTCGCGGCAGGCTCCGGTGGAAATTATGCCCTTGGGTACTTGTATTCCTTGGAACCTAAGTTCTACAATAAGTTACTAACAGCAAGTGTTGTATCTGAGAAGGCAGTGCAGATAGCATCCGTCTTAGATATCAATACATCCCCGCCAATTCAAGTAATAGCACAGGAAAGGGTATACAAATGACAGAGTTGATTTTAGTAGGAGCATTTAGTCTGCTAATAGGTTTCGTTTCAGCGTATGGTTTTGACACCTGGCTGCAATGGAGAGATGACCGCAAGTGGCGATAGAAGACCCAAAAGAATTACTACTGCACGTACTGCACGCAAAAGATGCTAGTCGTGACCGCAGTATGCAGACCGAGGTTGGCCCATCAGAGATAGGTGGTTGCCGTCGTAAGGTCTGGTACAGGCTAAATGCACAACCGCATACCAATGATAACCAATCTAAGTTGGCTGCCATTATGGGTACTGCTATCCACACAGCTATTGAAGAGGCTATCGGAGCTATTGATCCCGAAGGTAAAGAATACTTGGTGGAAACTGAGGTTTCCTATGGCGATATGAAAGCACACGTAGATTTATTCGTACCTAGCACTGGCGCAGTCATTGACTGGAAAACATCTAAGGTAAAGAATCTTGGCTACTTCCCATCTAACCAGCAGCGTTGGCAGGTGCAACTCTATGGCTACTTGCTATCTAAGAATGGCTATGAAGTAAAGACAGTTAACTTGGTGGCAATAGCACGTGACGGTGCCGAGAAGGATGTAAAGGTACACACAGAACCTTATGATGAAGTAATGGCACTGGCTGCACTTAGTTGGTTAGCCAACGTCAAGGCATCTACAACGCTGCCAGATCCGGAGAAGGATGAATCCTTCTGCAAGGATTACTGCCAATACTATGACGCATCCGGTGAGATGGGTTGCACTGGCTTAAAAAAAGAACGTATCGTCCTTAGTGAAGTAGTTATTGAGGACGAAGAAGTTGACAAGCACGCACTGCACTACCTACAGTTAGATGGAAAGATAAAAGAGCTGGAGAAAGAGAAAGATTCTTTGAAGGCTTCCCTTGAAGGATCAACGGGCATCACTAGAAGTGGTGTTGAAATCAGTTGGACAACAGTTAAAGGTCGTGAGACTGTAGACGCAAAAGAGGTTGAGAAACTTCTGGGGTTTGTTCCTAAATTGGTAGGTAACGAATCTGTAAGAATCAATATCAGAGCTAGTGGAGGAAAGTAAATGGCTGCAAACGAGAATACAAAGTTTCAAATCAATTACAAGTTAAGCGATGGAACTCTTATCAATTTATATGCTGCAGATGTTAAGGAACTAGAGATGGGTCTGACAGACCTAGCAATGGTTGCAACAATGATTAAGTCAACATCAGTAGAACTATCGGGTGGAGCAACTGCAGCAGCAGTACAGAACATCCAAGCGCAGTTCTCTGCAACACCAGTAGCGGTATCTTTTGACCCATCAGTGAAGATGTGCCGACACGGACAGATGAACTTCCGTTCAGGTGTGGGAGAGAAGGGACCTTGGCAGGGCTTTATGTGTGCCGGTCCGAAGGAGTTACCGAAGTCGGAGAAGTGCGACACAATCTGGATTCGATGACTCGATGCGCGAGCCGAGGTTCTATGAGAACCCAAGCTGCGCTCAAGTAGGTGGAGATTTATTCTTTCCTGATAAGGATGATAACGCCATTGGTAGTATTGAAATTGCTATGGCTAAGAGAATATGTCTAACTTGTCCCCACCAAATTGAATGTGCCGATTGGGGCATAAGGAAAGAGCGCTTTGGTATCTGGGGTGGACTTACTGAGTCTAACCGCAGACCCATCCGTAAATCGTTAAACATTATACTGAGGGGAGAAGACGTTGCTTAGTCTAGATAGAGCCTGGGGAACCGTGCTCACTAGGGCAACGCCTTTACCTGATGTATGGAGTGGCTTAGCAGCCAAGCAGATTAAGTTCCGAAGGGGACAAGTCTGTATGGTAGCTGCTGCACCTAACGCTGGTAAGTCTATGTTTGCATTGATCTATACAATCAAGGCTGGAGTACCGGCCTTATTCTTTTCAGCAGATACTGATACGACTACAGTGATGATGCGTAGTGCAGCACACTTATCAGGTCATAATCAGGTCAACGTTGAACAGAACTTGTCTAACGACAATAATTACTACAACCACCACCTTAGTAAGTTAGGTCATATTAAGTGGGTCTTTGATTCTAGTCCGTCACTTGATGATATCGAGTTAGAAATCAGAGCGTATGTGGAACTATACGGAATCGCTCCAGAGTTAATCATCATAGATAACTTAATGAACGTGGCAGCAGAGACTGATAATGAATGGGCAGGCTTACGTGCGATTATGATGGAACTGCACGATATGGCACGTAAGACAGAAGCCTGCGTATTAGTCCTGCACCACGTCTCTGAACAGTCAGAGTATGGCAGCCCTACTAAGCCACCTGCACGCCGTTCTATTCACGGCAAGGTGAGCCAGTTACCGGCCCTGATACTGACCCTTGGTTATGATCCGTTTAACGCAGACTTAAACATTGCTGCAGTAAAGAATAGGTTTGGGCCACATACGGCAGATGCCTCTGACTTTACATCCTTGAAGGTTAACTACGGTGCTTGTCAGATAACAGATAGAAACGCCTTTGGCGCAATGCTGGCAAGAGATGCACGAGCAGGTTATACTGGAGACTACATCGTAGATGAGTATGGAAATGAGGTAGAGCAATGAGTGATTTAGATAGAGAAGTAGCTATCCTTAAAGTAGATTTAGCAAACTTCTTCAACGCTTTGATTCAATCCGGTGTGGTTGAGATAGTCAAGGATGAAGAAGGTCAGATGGTTTACAAAACTAATAAGGTTGTACTCGTAGATGAGTCAGTACAACAAGACTAAGGGCGCTATCTTTGAGACAGATGTAATGAAGTGGCTCCGTAAGATGGGTGCTAAGGCAGAACGTCTTACCAAAGCTGGTGCTAAAGATGAGGGAGACTTAGTATGTGTGGTTGCGGGACAGACATACATACTAGAACTCAAGAACAGGGCAACGCTTTCCTTGCCCCAGTTCTGGAGAGAAGCAGAAGTTGAGGCGCTTAACTACGCTAAGGCTCGTGGTATCGGAGAAGTGCCACTGCATTATGTTGTAGTTAAGCGTCGCAACGCTGGCATAGA